CGATTTGGAGTTGCAATAAAAAAGTATTTCTCTGGTGAAGTTTTCGGTGCCTAGTTTGATTACGTCTGAAGTTAATTCTGGGCTTGACCCATAGTACTCTCTCCAGTCTGAGTCAACCTTTGATCGTATCTTTTTCTTCTTCTTGATGCCGTTCTTTTGCTTAACTGTCTTGTATGCTGTCTTGCTAAATTTTGCTAATTTTTTGCCTATGTACTTGCGTCCAGTGAGATTATTTGTTATCAAGTAAACAAATCCAACACACTCTTCGGGCAACGTCTCGATTGGGGTATCTTGATATAGCCATGTCATGTGTTGTATGCGATTTATCCTTGCTCTATAGTTATGCCTTATGATCAAAGTTTACATAAAAAGTTGCCTCTTCTATCACAGTGTTTGAACTGACTGCGGTAGCGTATTGTATAAAATTGCTGATGTCGTTTAAATTAACGCCGTTGCCGGTCCAATTAGGACGGCCGCGACTAAGTTCTGTGTCAAGTCTATCTAGTGTAATGAGTGTTGTCTTAAACGGTACAATGTTTTGTTTAAATGCCTGTGTGCCTTGACGACTTGCATGTTCTAGTGCTGCCTTACTAATTCTATATGTTTCAAAGCGGGGCTCCGGGGCAACAATGCTCTTGCTGCCTGTGCTGCCAATGTTAATGATATGTCCGGCTTTTCCTGCCGCTTTCCACGCATCATATACTGCCATGTATATTTGTGATTGTGCAAAGTTGGCCCAGTCTTCTTGTGGAGGTCCATCGAACGCATTGTTGACGAACACATCAAAGTCTAAACTTATTTCTGCAATCTCTTTGGCATGTTTTGTAATGTCGTAACCTTGCGCACGGCTAATACTGGTTCCGCCGAATATCTGTGTCAAATGTAATCCTAGCCCTCGATTGCCGCCAGTGATTAAGAATGTTTTTGTCATTTTTGTTTGGTCCCATACCTTTTGAAACTGTTTGCCGCAGGTCATTGCACATTCAAACAATCGTTCGGGAAATGTATTATACTTCCAACTGTTCACAAGGTCTACCCAAAAAGAGTTAGTAAACACTTGTTCCAATGAACGATGATGTATGTTTAAATTTTCTGCTCCGTGTCTATCAACAAATTCCTGCACTTGATTCTTACCATCTACTGTGCTCAAATCATTACTGCACGGCAGCACAGATTGATCACGGAACCTAGCATCACTTAGATTGTGATTTAACATGTTGCATGGTAGCACAAGCCCTGCGGCATTGATAGCAACTTTGTTGCCTTTTAGAGAGTCACAACAAATTTCTGTATTGGCAAAGTATTCCGTAATATCCGGATGTTGCTTTTTTAACTCAGGAAGTATGGCAATGCTTTTGTTTTTGTATTGTTTTAACACAGTGGGCTTGATAACATACTCTGTTTGTCCTTGGCGATTCTGTACAGGCCACTCTGAAAATTCCTCCATGGTGTTGTGATTCAAGAACCTACCGGTTGCTCGATGTTTAAACTCTTTGAACCCTAGACTACTGCTTAATTCTCTTGCCTGATCAACTTGATGCTGATTGTGTTCAAATATAATATAGTTCCACACCGCACGTCCGCCTGCGACAATGTATGCAGTAGCATTGGTAATAATCTTGTCAAAGTCTGTGTTGCGTCTGTACAATTGATTGGTATCGTTAAGTCCGTCAATGTTAAAGTCTACCTGGCCATACCCTCCAATGATCCTGGCCAACTCAGTCCAATATTCTGTATTGTGTGCTCCGCCATTGGTGTGTATGTACAACCAAAGTGTGGGACACTTACGTCTAAAGTCACGTAGTATATCCAGGAAGTCTGGATGCATGATAGGATCACCATAACTACCACAGAAGAATACTTGCCTTAATCGATTGCACAGTTCTTCAGTGAAGGCAGCGTCTATTACCGGTCTAGGAAGATGTTCAAGCGTAAGATGTGGGTTAATTACACCACCATTGATATTACGAGGACATTGCGGGCAAGAGGCGTTGCAGTAGGTAGTTAATTCAATTTGATACTCGTCAATTATATTGTAATCAAACAAGCTGTACCTCTTTTTGCCATTGCTGATTAAATGCTGTGCCTTCTGAGGTTGTTCCGCAAACAGACGCACATATTGGATCTACAGTAGGTATGGCATTAAAATCTGTGATAAATTCCTGTTGCCTTGCTCCTAACCAACAGCAAGGTCCAATGTTACCTTGAGCATCTATATAAACACTTTTTTCATTTAAAGCATGACAATTAATGCTATCACTTATTTTTGTTTCTATAGGTTGCCATCCAATTGGAAATTCTAAACGATCAGTAAATCCACGTTTTGAAACTTTAGCTCTGAACCAAGAGAATCTTAAATCTCTGGCTAGTTGTTCACAAGCATCAACTTCGTGCTGATTGTGGCGATATACCAACATGTCCCAATGTGCCGACCCACCTGCGTCAACAAACGATTGAGCATTACTCATCAGTTTATTCCAAACTACATTTTGACGGTATGTAGCATTAGTATATTCTAAACCATCAATTGAAAATACCACATAGTCCTGCGGCTGATTTAATATTTTTGCTAGTTCGTACCACCAAAATGTAGTTTGAATACCACCATTGGTATTCAAGCCTAGTACAATGTTGGGATTAATTTTTCTAAATTTTTGAAAAATATCTAGAGTATGTTTACCAGCAGCCGGATCACCGTAGTTGCCACACATGAACATTTTGTCTAGTTGTTTAATTTTTTCTTTGTTGAACACTCGTAGTATTTGATCCATAGAGAGATGATGCTGACGATCTTTCTTAAAATTTTTGTCAGTTTCTCTAGCACACAACGCACACGCCGCCTGGCATACGTCTGTGGGTTCTAGGTGTAATACTTTTATATCACGCAAGTTCGACATCCGTGTTATAACTGGTAAAGCCGTTTTCTTTGACTACTTTAAGAATGTTTTCAACCCGCCCGGCTAATTCGTCTCTGTGACTCACAAGCCAAATTGATTTGTGACGTTCACGGCTCATTTTCTTGAGCAATGCTAGAGCGTTCTCTACGCCTTGTGTGTCCAAGCCATTGTCAATCAATTCGTCGATGAACAACAAGTTAATAGGCGAGTATAAACTTTCCCAAACATCACGAAATGCCCATGACATTGATAGGATCAGTCGATTGCGTTCGCCGCGACTCAAGTTATCAAAGTCTAGTTCACGACCCAGTTCTTCAATCATCACACTCAAGTCATTTTGGAACTTCACAGTATGTGGCAATCCAATGCGATCCAGGTAGTGTGTTAGTCGTGCATTCAAGTAACTCAAGTTCTGATCAATAATCTTTTTACGTACAAACGAGTCTTTGGATGTCAACAGCTTGAGCAAGAAGTCTTGATGTTCCTGCAATCGTGTGAGATCGTTGAGTGCATCGTAACTCACAACTTGTAATGCCTGTTGTTGCATTTCGACGATTTGTTCAGTGTACGGATCCTTCTCCTCGCCTTTGGTAGCAATCTGTGTCAGCAGGGTGTTCATACGACTACGATGTTCAATCGCTAGTGCTTCGGTATCGTAATGCGTAACGGGTTGCGTACCAACTTCTACAAGTGTGTGTTCTGCTAGTTGTTCAGCATACGGATCTGTTTCTGCACGTTTGGCATCAATCTTGTGTTGAATGTTTTCCAATTCGCTTGAGTGACGAATGGCTTCTGTTTCTGTTCGGTAGTGTGTGACAGGTTTGGTACCCAACACTCCTAATACGACCAAGGCATCTGTATTTTCCATCCATTGACCATTAGTACTCAACGCTTGCAGTGCGGCTTCTTGCAAGGCCTTCTCTTTTGTTGTCAATACCGTTTCATGATTGGCATCATGGAAGTCTTGCCCACATGCATAGCACTTGTGATTTTTTAATTCTTCAATTTCAGTTTTGAGTTTATCAATTGTTTTTTGTTCTTTTGCTTCGTCAGAAACACATCTAGCAATAAGTTTCTCAAGATCAGCAATGTCTTTGGCTTGTTGTGTGTGAGCGGCCAAGTCTACATGTGCTTGTAGTTCTGTTACAATGTCAATGTGACTGAGATTGTTAAGAGTTGATTCTAACTCACCGATGTCTTTGTGTTGTTTTTGTTTCCAAGCAGTTTGGCGACCAACAAGTGCAGTATACGCATCTTGTTGTTGTTTCCTTGTGATCCACATAGCTAGATCTTTGTGAGCCAGCAATTCTACATCAATATCAATCTTGGCTAGATCATCATATTGACCAACCAAATACGCAACATCGCTATCATACTTCTTCTGCCAGAGCACTTGTCTGCGTTTCAAACTTTCAATCTGTTCTTCGATGCGTTTGTTGGCTTCTTGTTCTGCACGTATACGGAATTCTTCCTGTGAGATACTGTCTTTGGTCTGACGATTGAGTTCTTTGATAGCATCTGCACGTTCACTCAGCAAGGTAATACCCAACAACTGTTCAATGATGTTGCGTTGGTCATTGGCTTTTAAACTCAGGAACGGTTCGGTATAGGTATTCAATGCTAATACATGTTTGAACATGTCGTGACTCATGTTCATCACACGTTCAATGGCATCTTGTGTTTCTCGGCTGTCGCCTTGTGCTTCATCTGTGACAGCTTGAGCTTCGTTATTGACATAGAATCGTAGCACGTTGGGTTTACGGCCACGTTCAATTTTGTATTCCTGTCCCCCAACAACAAAGTCCAGGCTCACAAGCATGTTTTTGCCGTTGGTTTTGTTCACAAGATTATCCTTGCGAATATTCGAAAGAGCATTGCCGTACAACGCATAACTCAATGCATTGATAATTGTAGTTTTACCTGTGCCGTTTCGGCTGCCGTCGCCGCCTAAATCCAAGTTTTCGCCTAGCACCAATGTAAGGTCGTTACGATCAAAGTCAATGCCTTGCGTAGCATTGCCCACACTCATAAAGTTTTTTACAGTGAGATTTTTAATTTGAATCAATGCCTACTCCGTGTTCTTTTAACATTTTAACAATATCGGCGGTGTTTGTAAACCAGTTAGAATAATCATTGTGCGGAACTTCAATGTTATACCATACCCAGATATAATAGTACACCACCGCTTGAGTCCAAACATCTGTAATATGTGTTAAGTCTTCTGAGTTCTTGGCTAATACTAAAGATAAAATGTTACTTGCAGTTTTTACTGGATCTATGTATCTGGCATTTGCCTTTCGCCATTCTTTCCAGAGATCGTAAAAATCTTCTGTTTTTGCAAAACCGTTTATTGAACTATAGCAATTATCATACTCATCGTATAATTCGCCTATATCTAATTCAGTATCCTCCATCACAATCTTAGATTTTGATTGCCAGGCATGACGAAACGGATGATCTCGCAAATATAAAAAATATTTTTCACGACGTGCCCAAGGATCTGTTGTGTCCCAATTGTCAACTGTTAATTGTTCTTCGATGGTGCTGGCCATTGCCTTCTCAATCATAGTACGGGCAATAACAGGCCAACTGTATGTGGAATAACAAATTTTAATCACAGTTGCATTGGGAAATGTAATTTTAAAATTACTAGATTCGTTGTTGATTCCATTATCGATTAGCACACAATAGTTTTGATTGTTAACAAACTCAATACCGCCAGGCCAACACTCGTGAAGATATTTAGGAACAGTTAAATCTAAGAGATGACTGTCACCAGTTGATGAAAATTCTAAAGATTTTTTTGGTCGAACAAAATTATTACCGCGTAAAGTCAACACAGCATTAATAAAATGTCCAAAGCCTCCGCTAGGATACCAAACACAATAGATCATAAGTTTTGATAAATTTTTAGCAATAGTTTTGGATCGTAAAATTCAGATTCAATATTTGTAAGTTGGTCTGTAACAATTTGATCAACTGATTCAAACTTAACTTCTCCAGGTGCCATATCAGTGTCAACGCTGGAGTTTTTGTTGGGTATTAATGCCATCTCTCTCAGTTGATAATCTCGAATAAAAGTTTCTTTGATGAAGTTGGCTTCCTCGTATGAAATTTCAATGTCTAATTGCACACGAACATGCATATCTTTTGCAAGTAGCGTGGCAGCATTGTCAATCACAGAGCTCAATCCCATCACACGGTATCTAGGTTGATCGGGCCAGGCATGATGTACTGCTTCCTGTCCCCATTCTAGTATAGTTAATCCACGTTCGTCATCGCCGGCGTCAGCATAGTTGTGCGGAAAACAGTTGCCAATGTAGGTAATGTTCTTTTTGGTTTGACGT